ATTTCAGAAGTTACAGCAGTAAGAATACCAAGTTTCTTTGCTAAAACTTGTACTCTATCAAAAGTTGGCTGGGATTGAGTAATAGCAGTACTTTCTCCAACCCAGTAAGCAGTTGTAGAAGCAGAGTTTTTCGGAACCCATAATGTATCAGAACTCATAGTTCTAATAGTAGCGTTTTGTCTAACTACACCATATTGCTCTCTCAAAAAGATAAGTTCAGCAACTAACTCGTCTGGTACTAAAAATCCACCAGCACTGTTTGTACCTTCATTGACTGCTTTGTAAGTAGTATTTTCAGAAAGCCATTGAATAGCCTTCTTATGCCCACGAGTTGAAAGAGCGAACATACCAAAGGCATATCCCATCTTTGCTTTTTCATAACCAGTTTCTCCACTAAATGGCAAACTCTTATAAGAACTTGCGGAAAGTGGAAGAATAATACCAGATGTATTTTCCATAATAATATCCTTGTCTTTTGACTTTACAGGAAGAAGTTGCTCTTCAACAGATTTGAGAGCATCAATCTTTTCCTTGATTTTTTCATTTTCATCTAACAACTTTTGTGCGTCCTCAACGACACCATCTTCTGCTTCCAGGATTGTTTTAGCCTTGACAGCATTTTCATTTTTGAGGACTTCGAGTTCTTCGATTGTCATAATATTTATCCTCTTATAATAAATCTAACATTGCTCTTTTGAGTAATGCTTGTTTTACACTATCAACAGTTTTTACGTTTTCTACTGTTTCTTGTGTTGTTGCTGGTTGTTCATCTACATCTCGTAAATGAGACCAAACAATCCCAGACAATACTTTTGCCTGGTTGTTAGATAAAGAAAATACATCTCGTAGTTTCTTTTCTAAATCCCTAATAGTTTCAGGAGTACTATTTTTGAATGATTTTAGCATTGCCATTTCAGAAGGTACAGCATTATAAATATTTGCTGCTACTTCCTTGGCTCTTGAAGCAAAACCATCAATAAGAGCATTTACATAAGAAATGTCTTTTCCTTCATCTAAAACTACATATAATCCTTCGCACATTAGTTCAAATAGTTCGTGTATTGCTTCTGATACTAAATCGCCCTCATAACCCTCAAATAATGTATCAACTAACATTGTAGGGTCATCAGGTAAAACTAATGGCTCTTCTGGCATTTCTTCTTCCATATCATCTTTCATTGGTTTGTACATATCCATACCATCTTCTTTTTTAGGATAACAAGCATCAACAAAATCAGATAAAGATTTGAAAACTTTATTTCTACTTTCTGCTGGTGTTGGAGTAAGGGATATTTCAGCAATAGGCCAACTCTTTACTTCAAATGAGGCACCTTTTTGTTGTCTTGATACTAAATGACCAGCACTACCAGATGAATAACCTAACTTGCCTTCTTTTGCGAGTTCATTTATCATTTGAGCATATTTATCAGCCATATTTAGTTGTGCTTCAAACCAAATACCTGTATCATCATAAGTAGCAATACCACTTCCAATAGCATAAGTTTTGATTGTATTATCTTGTCCGTGGTGGTAATACAAGTTCATTTGAAACTTATCGCCCTTTTTGAGTGGTCTTCCAAAATCAGTATTTTTTGTAAAGAAATCTGCTTCTAAATCAGTATCAGAGGGACTACCAAATCTAATAGCATAACCTTTGACAACACCATTATCTGTTGCTTTGATTTCAGACCCAGAATGATAATATAAATGCTCCATTATTATTATTTACCTTATATCTCGTAGTGGTTTTATTACAGTAGTTGGTCCCCATTCAGCATCTTGTTTTATTCCAACAAATGTATCTAATGGTTTTCCTTCTTTCCACAAGTTATATCTTTCAGGACCTAATACCCTCTTTTTATCTTTTTCAGACAAACGATTGAAAAGTTGTTCTGCTGATGGGATTTTATCGGATACATCTTCTATGGTATTATCTCCTGTTATTTGTGCCCAAGTTTTTGTTTTTGGAACTATAACACAGCGACAGTTAGGATGAGTAGGAAGTATTTGATTTAGTTCATATACTGTACCGTGTAAAGCATAACAAGCAGGACAAGTTCGAGCATCTCCTGTTGCTAATCTTACATAACCACTAATAAGATTTGTATTTTGTTTATAGTTTTCTACTGTTGCTGCTCTGGCTGCTCGCAAACTTTCTGTTCTTGCTATTGTATTTGCTCTATACATTGGCATCATAGTTTGCCTTCGTATTTCTCTTGCTATTTTTAGTGGATTTTGTCCTTGAAGAATACCATTTGATAATGTATTAGTAATATCAGTACCATAATCTACAACTATTTTATTGAATAACTCATTCAAAGGACTACCATTAGAAGCAAAACCTACAAACTCTTCCATAGCACCAGCATCAATAACATTTATATTATATTCAAATCCTTTTGGTGCTTTTCCTAATGATGCTTCTATATTATCTTTACTATAATCAGTTCCTATTTTTACACTTTGCTTTTGTAAATCTTTTGTAATATCAATAGCATCATTATTGAACTTTTCTATTTTTTGTTCGATAGCATTTAGTCTTGCCTCATAAAAACCCTTCATTTCATTATATATTTCAACATCAGGTCTTCCATCAGCAATCATTTTATTTATTTGTATTTCAAGTCTATTTAGTTCATTTAGCACAGGAGATAATGAAGCAGTATAAGCCCTCGTCATTTCTTTGAGGGCTTTATCTTCTAATAATCTCAATCTTTTTTTATATCTATTGGCAACTGTATATAATCTTGCCATTGTTAGTCCTCTGGTTCATAAGGTACAATATTTTTGCCTTCATCCATTAGTCTATTTCTTATTTTAGTACTCCAAGAAAATCCAGCATCTCCACCCCATAAATCCCAAGCAACTCTTCCTGGACTTGGAAAACCATCTTCTCCACTATTGAAACCTTCTGCTTGTTTATCTACTTCGTGTCTGCTAAAAAAACTATACATACGCAAAATAGTGTCATCAGATAAGTTTTCATTATTTACTATTTGATTTGCTCTGGCTAAACCTACTCTTGTTCCACCAGCAAATCCTTCTTCTTTCCATTTGAGTGCTCTTTTTGCTGCTTCTTTCATACCATCTGTTGGAAAATATTTGAATGAAATAGATTTAGTAATATCAGGAGTTGGAACACTAATAGCACCATAATAAGCACCTTCATCATCAGGTTCAGGTTCAATATTTATCATTCTTTTGGCATCTGCTCTACTAATAACACCTTTTTCATATAATAAAGCAGCCCTATCAGAGTTCGCATAAACATCTTCTGCTAATGCTCTTACATCAGAAACATCATAATCAACATAATCCCCAGTTTTAGGATTGAACTCTGGAAGAAGCATAATAGATAATATTTCGCATAAACTATCTAATAATGGAAGCATACCATCTGTCCAGGCAGCAGATTGACTTTGTTCATAGTTAGAATAAGTTGAATGTGCTAAACCTGCTCCTAATCCTAAAACCATAGCATTTAGTCCAAGAGCAGCAGGTATTCTTTCTTCTGGTAATCTTCTTATTTCTGAAAGGTTGAGTTCATTAGGACTAAATGATACTCTTTCCATTTTATAGGCACCAGATAATACAGCAATACCACCAGCATTGTCAGTAGCAAAATCTTCTCGTAATCTTCTTTTTATTGTTTTAGCATCATCAGGACTAATATCAACACTACTATCATTAGCATCAGGACCAATAATCATAGAAGGTAAGGCCCCATTTTTTATAAGACCGTAAGCAGTAGAAGATGCTTGGTTATCAGCAGCAATCTCTCGTAAAACTGATGTAATAGGACTTCTACCTATTCTAATATCAACAGTATCCCTACCATATCTCCAATGAATAAGGTCTTCTTTTTCTATTCTATATTCTTGACCTTGTGTTGTGTAAATATAATATAAAACAGATACTTTATCATTTCCAACAGGTCTAACCATATCGCCTGGAAGATATTCTAATGCGATAACAGAGTTTCCAAGACCTCTGATTTTGCGTAAAAAAGCATTACCAAGAAGTAAATAATCTTGAATATAGTTTCCCCATACAATAGATGGAGGAATAGCACCATTCATAGGGTCTTTTAGGAGTTCAACAATATCATTTACTTGAACTTCTTTTTGTCCTGATGATTTATTTACTACATTGAAAGCAACCTGGGAAAAGTTTGTAAGATACCAACGAGTACAAATAGAAACAATAGAGTTTAGAGATAAATCGCCTGCTTCTGCTACCCAGTCTCTATTACTTGAAGGTAGTTTCTTTTGTAATAAAGCAAGTAAATCTCCATTACCTCTACCAAATATTCCACCAGTACTCATTTGAATATGATTAGGTGGAGGCAGTTGTTCTTTATTATTTGCTGATGTAAGTTTTAGAAAATCAAAAAATCCCATATTTATTTCCTCGATGGTTGCTTTTTTATTTTATCGTTAGTAAGCCATAAACTTCTTCAATATAAATAACTGACTAAAAGCATCTGACATAGCATCAACTTGGTCATCGTGTTTGCCTAATGGAAAAGTACGCAACTCATCTACAAAACTTCTATTCCATTGACCTTTTACTAAATAAACATTACCAGCATTTATTTGACTTGCTATACCTTCTGCTCTTACTTCTTTTTTTCCAGTAGGTTTTATTTTAGAAATATTATGTCCTGCTAAAAGTCTAAATAAATATTGTGTTTGAAACTTTCCTGCTGCTCCTGGGTCTTCTGGTATAGTAATATTTATTCTTCCATCTAAATCTGCTGTATTCTTTATCCATTTATCCCTTTCATTAGGGTCCCATTGTCCTCTTACAACATCAAGAATATAAATATTTTTATCAGCATCTATACCCATTTTTATTCCAGCAGTATAGTCTCCATCATTTTCTGTTGCTGCTAAATCCCAACTTCTTATTATTTTTGTTAGATTATTAGGAACAGCATCAATAAAGTTTAGATTATTTATTTTGAAGAATGAGCCCTCTTTTGGTGTAGGATTTACTTGATATAATGATTGGAAAGCATAATCTCCAATGACCTGTTTTATGCGCAAAAAATCATCAGTATTGTATCTTTCTGGCCATAATGCTTCTCCAATACTTCTACCTAACGCATCATTTTCATCATCGCAAATGGCAGGTAAATCTAATATATGCCATTTTTCTGGTTCTGCTTGTACTGCTCTAACACTCAAATCATCTTCGTGCCAAGGTGTCATAGTAATAAGCAGTTTTCCATTTGGTTCTAAACGAGTTAGTAAATCTGAACCATACCAATCCCATACATTTTCCCTATAAGTTTGGGAGTTTGCTTGTTCCCTGTTAGCAATAGGGTCATCAATACAAATAAGACTAAAACCTTGACCAGTTGGAGCATTTCCTGTACCTCTTGCCATACATACTCCACCTTCTTCTGTTTGCCATTCATCAGCAGCAGTTTTAGTTCTATCTATCCTATTTCTTGATGAATAAATGTTTCTTGTCATTCTACTAAAACGACGAGCCATTCTTTCATTATAAGAAGTAATCAAAACATTATCTTCTGGGTACATTTCCATCATATACGCAGCAAGTCTAATAGTTGATGATTGAGTTTTACTATGACGAGGAGGCATTTTTATAAGTAATCTATCAAACTTTCCACTAATAAAATCTTGTATTGTTTCTGCTATTTTGATAATATGAGGAGGTAATGTCCAACTTTTAGGAAATGTTTCTTTGAGAAAATCTAAATAAAGGGGCTGTTCATTTTGTTTATTATTATTGTTCTCGATTTGGGTTTGCTGCTTCGAGAAGTTGAACAGACCAGTTTGTAAGTTGTTGATGTAAATCGGCAATCTGTCCTGCGCTTTGGGTGCGTAAATACCTTTCATCTTGTCCTACCTTTGCTATTGTTTCTATTGCTTTTAGATGTTCTTTCAATGAACTAATAAGCAAATCCTCTATCCTATCAACAGCATTTTCAGGTAATAGTGCTTTTTGGTCATCATCTAACTCTGCTTTTATTTTAGATACAGCACCAGAGGAAATACCGTGCTTTCTACTCATTTCATTTACGCCAATACCTAACAATAAACCAGAAATAATATCAGCCTTTATTTCTTGTGTTATTTTTTTATATTGTCTTGTTTTGCTTTCCATAATATACCTCTATGTATTATTTTAGCGTTAGAATAAAAAAATAGCCCCAGAAGGAGAACTGGGGCTTTACAAGGAGTTTGAAATGTCAATGAACCTATGAATATATTATACCACACTTACAAGAGTTTTACCTGCTCATCCCAAGAATGTAAGTAAATATTTACCATTCCCTCATCTAATAACATCTTTACGAACTCAACAGGACTTTTATCCATATCAAATGCTTCCATCAAATCTTGTATGCTTGCCATATCATTTTCAAGTGTCATAGCAGCAATATTGATTTTGATAATAGGATGAAGGCCTTTTTGTTGTTGATTTTCTTGTTCCATAGTTTTACTCTTATACTAAATACAGTCTATCATTTTCTTCTCGGAAATAGCAATATATTCCTTCTTCTATTTTATTTATTTTTTTACCTTTGAACTTTTCTCCGTGTTTTTCCCAGTCTTCTTTACTAATATAACCTACAATATGTTTTCCTATTACAATGGTCATTTTTATGCTGAAAACATAACCAATAAGCACTTTTATTGTTCCACTGTTATATATTTCTTCAAGACTACTAATATCCACAGAATGACGCATTTTATTCTATTATTCCTAAATATTTTTGTATTAGTTCTATTCCTTTATCTGCTTCTTTTACTTCAACAAATAATGGCCATTTTGATGTATTTTTCATAATAATATCTTTCCATTCTTGTTGTTGTTTAGATAACTTACCTTTTTCGCTTTTTACTTCAATATATAGCGCAGAATAAACACCATTATCGATTGGTATTACTAAATCCCATACTCCACTTTTCATACCAAGTTTTTTCAACCAAGCAACTATTCCAAATCCAGTACCAAAGAAACTATTAGGTGGATGATATATACATTTCAAAACTTCAATATTTTCTTCATTTGCTCTAACCCAATCCATTATTTCTATATGGATTTGTTGTTCTTTTTTCATAATGTATTTTATCGCTAAAAAAACCCCTCTTTTTATGGAGGGGTTTATTGTTATTTATTTTGATAAGATATCTTCTAACTTTTCAAAATATGAAATCATATGTTCTATTTTTTGTTCAGCATCATAAAAGTCTGATTTCATTTTTTCTAAACACAAGATTTTCCAGTCTTCAACTTCTAAAACTTTCAAATCTTTTTCTAATAAAAGATTGTCTTTTTCTTTTATCTTTTCTTTTAGTTTTTCAACTAAAACTTCATAACTGTACATTTCATTTCTCCTTTTGAGTAGTTCATCAAACTACATTACTATTATACCTATTTCTGTAAAAATGTAAAGCCCTCCTTCATAAAAATAGCGATTATTATTTGTTGGACAAAAATGTATTATTTGTTGGACAAAATACTATTATTTGTTGGACACTTTTTGATTATTTGTTGGACGGTTTAGTATGAGTGTCCAACAAATCCTATCCTAAATAATGGTTCTTCTTTCTCTATAAGATAAGAAGATAAAAGATAAAAGATAATAAAGCACTTCGTGCCTATTTATATCTCTTTTTTATAAATCCAGAAGGTTCGCTTCGCTCCATCTAAATAAGAAGAAAAAAACTTTATTCCTTACTAAACTTCTTTTATTTAGAAAAAAGGAAAAAATCATCTTTATTCAGAAAAATAATAAAAATAAAAAATAAAAAAAATCTTTGGAGGAATAAAAAATGGTTATAGATATTACATGATACTGCATTATGTATATTAGGATTAGTTCTTATTTATGAAGTTAGATTATATTGGTTGTTCTGTAAAGTACAGGATTTAGAAATGAGCATAAAAAACAAATGATTTAGGCACTTTTAGATAACTTTTGACTATTGGGCTATAAAAAATAAAAAATGCCCTAAATGCTATGAAAACAGTGCTTTTTATTTAGTGCTGTTTTTTTTGTTTTTATAAAATACATTTTTGTAAGTTTATTATTCCTACTGATTTACTCAACATAAATAAGGCAAGTATTCCTACCATTTTAGTATAGATTACTTATTCCTACTATTCCTACTGATTTACTCAACATAAGATTTTTAGTTTTTTTCTCATTATACCACAAATAGTCTTTCTATACAAGAGATTTTGGTGTGGAAAATCTCATAGGAAAATAAAAAAAGGGTAGGTTGCTTTTTTTGTGGAAGTATGTATAATAGAGGTAGATGAAGCGCATTTGCTAAATCTGCTGGACCGCAAGGTCCGCAATCGCACTTTTTTATAGCAATAGGGAAGGTCCTGATAGCAGGGTCCCAATCAAACCTCCACTGACGTTGGCAATCCGAACACCGATGAGTTCCAAAGTAGGGTAGTAAGTCCAGTAGAACTGGGGAGTTAGGATGGTAGCGATACCACGGGAAGAGGCAGGACAGACCAACCACCGCATCCGCACTGACCAAATCAGACCACCGGGTGCTCTTGCGCTTCATAGGCAGAAACAACTAAAACAAGGATAGCGGGACCAACCCGCTACAAAGGACAAGTCAATGACAGAAGTTTTTGAAACCTGGGATGACCAGGACGCATTGAAGACCCACCTTCGCAACCTGTGGGATGAGGTCAATATCGCATACTACGCTGGTAAGTATGACTTTGACAAGGTAATGGACAAGTATCAGTTCCTTGACTTTGCTGAAAATGTTTATCGCCACATTGAGTGGCGGTACTACAATGGTAGTCATACAAGCCATTACAGAGGTATGGATTTGACCGCTCGCAAGACATCCTTTGCTGGTAAGTGTAGTAGATGGTTAGGTAATGAAGGGGAATGGGTTTATACCATTACCTTGAACTACCGCTGGTATGCTGATTGGGGTTGGGTCCAGATGATGGATACCGTACTCCACGAAATCGGACATATGACCTACTGGAACCACGATGAGGAGTTCTGGGCAGAGGGTCGCAGGATTGGTTATGGATTGGAGATGCCAGGCTGGAAACCCAGAATGGCAAAGTACCGGATGTATTGCCCGCATTGCGACAATGAATGGTTCTACCTTTCCAGACCTAAACGCTACCGTTGCGGTGGTTGCTTCCCTGACTGGCATAAGTGGTACCAAGGTAGTCAGGAATGGATGATTATCGAGAAGAACACTGACCCTGACAAGTTGGTGTAAGTACAATAGCCCCCGCTTGATGCGGGGGCTATTTCTTTGCCAAATTATTCTTGAAGGTGCTATTGACATCTTTGTAGAAGTATGTATAATAGTAGTGTAGTCAAGCACTACAAGGAGAAATGTTATGATTATAACTGAACAAGATGAGTATGATGAAAGAGCAGAAACAATACTCAAACTTGAAGAATGGGTAAAGACGTTGCGTTCTATTCAACAAACATTAGAAGACAGTCTTGCTACTGATTATCAAATGGAAACTGTTAGACAAGCAGTAAATGGTTTGATACTTGAAACTGTTGCTCATTATAAAAGTATGACCAACTAAAAACTATAATCCCTCCCCTAAAAAGGAGGGATTATTTTTACAAGGAATGTTTGACATTTACACAGAAGTAGGTATAATAGAAACAACAAAGGAGAAATGAAATGTTTTATGACGATGATTAAAATACTTCATACATTGATGAAGAAACATTATATTTGAAAAAGCAGGAAGAGGAGTTCTATCGCTTACAACATCAGGAAGCAAAAAAGCATTATAAAAAGAAGCATACTTTTGATGAA